GCCGCCTGCAATAACAAGGTATTCAACTAAAATTGAACCTAGTCTTGAAGGAACTGAAAGCGCTCCACCCATTTGAAAGGTACTAGAAACTTGGGCAGATGAAACCATACGGCGTAAAAAATACGGCATTAGGAAATCCTGTTTACATATCCTGTAATAGTAATCACATTCGTTGTACCAGCATAGGCGCGAGTTGTTGTCGCAGTAGTTCCATCGCCTGTAAGGATAAGTCCAGGCACGACTAAAGTTAAACCAGATGTTGCAGGGATAGATAGTTTGTATTCATTATCTACTGCCGTAATACCGCCCCATTGAATAGTTAATACAACTGCGCTGCTTGATGAGTTGTAAGCATAAAGCCAAAGTTCATCAATAATTGATGATGATGTACCAGTTGCGTGAAGGGTTGTGCCGTTGCTGCCTGAAGTAGTTGCCGCAATCTTAATGGCTTTACCTTGTGAACTACCTGATAATAATACCTTTGTAAATGTTGCCATTGTTTTATCCTATCCGAATACTTGGACTGCGAGAATGTTTTGATCTGAATCTGTAACCGAGCCTGGACCCGTAGGTCCAGTTGGTCCTGTAGCACCTGCAGTTCCAGTAGCACCCGTAGGTCCAGTTGGTCCTGTAACCGTACTTGCTGCACCCGTTGCTCCCGTGGGTCCTGTTGGACCCGTAACGGTTGAAGCTGCTCCAGTCGCACCTGTCGGTCCAGTTGGTCCAGTTACGGTTGAGGCTGCTCCTGTTGCTCCAGTTGGACCTGTAGGTCCAGTTACCGTTGAAGCTGCTCCAGTTGCTCCAGTTGGACCTGTAGGACCAGTAACAGTTGAAGCGGCACCTGTGGCTCCCGTTGGACCAGTGGGTCCAGTTACGGTTGAGGCTGCACCTGTTGCGCCCGTAGGACCAGTAGGTCCAGTTACGGTTGAGGCTGCTCCTGTTGCTCCAGTTGGACCTGTAGGTCCAGTTGCACCAACTGCGCCCGCAGCTCCAGTTGGACCAGTAGGTCCGGTAGCACCATTTGTACCCGCTGTTCCAGTTGCACCAGTTGGTCCAGTTGGACCGGTGACGATGCTTGCTGCACCAGTAGGACCTGTTGCTCCTGTTGGACCAGTTGGACCCACACCGCCCGATTGTGCAAATGTAATATTATCGGTACCAATAATAATGTAACCATTAGTACCAGTACCAACATTATTTTGAATCCAATTGGTAGCACCATTAACAATTCCATTAACTACAAAAAGAAAATCGCCATATTCAACTTGACCTGCAATTGAATTATTAAAATCCGTTGCGCGAGTTAAAATATATGGAGTTACAAAAGAACCAACGGTGCTTACATAATAAATACCATTTTGAGTTTGTGTTGTTTGATTCTTAACCAATAAACGATCATTGACTGCAAGAGAAAAACCATCAATTGAAATTGCACCATTAGATGTTGCAGTAAGTTTTGCACCAATACCATAACCGCCACCTGCATCGGCAGTTCCTGCAGTATATGTTGTTGCAAGATTTGCAGTTGTCGCAGAGTGAGCAGATGAATGTGCATTTGCAGATGAAATCGGACCTGTAGGTCCTGTTGCACCTGTAGGTCCAGTTGCACCTGTAGGTCCTGTTGCGCCTTGTGATGCTGCCGCACCTGTAGGTCCTGTTGCACCTGTCGGTCCTGTTGCACCTGTATTTCCAGTAGCACCTGTAGGACCAGTAACAGTTGAAGCTGCTCCTGTAGGTCCTGTAGGTCCTGTTGAACCTTGAGAACCTGTTGCACCCGTAGGTCCAGTTGCACCGATGGTTCCAGTAGCACCTGTAGGTCCAGTTGCACCGATGGTTCCAGTAGCACCTGTAGGTCCAGTTGCACCGATGGTTCCAGTAGCACCTGTAGGTCCAGTTGCTCCAGTTGGACCCGTTACTGTACTTGCCGATCCTGTAGAACCTGTTGGACCAGTAGGTCCAGTTGGACCAGTTGTTAAAGAAATTGTGGCAATAGTTGTATCAACTGCATCAAGGCGAGCTTTAACCGATGCTTTAGAACCTTTTGGATTGGTTCCAAGTTCAGCTTCGATTGCTTCAATCGCATCATTTGAATTAGCGTGTTGAGTAGCGTGAGGAACTGTTGCTGAATCTAAATAATCTGTGGCAGTTGGATTAGAAAAGTTATCTATTCCGCCAGGATAATTAGTTGCCACGGTTCTCCTTAGTAAATAAAAGGGTCTAAGGGTTTAGTATCAGGGGGATAATACCAAACCCTTAGACTTTAAGAGTTTTTTATATGATAGGGCTGATGATGTCTTTCATCTAACCAAAATTCTTTACGATGAGGCAAAATAGCACCTGTATGTGCGTGAATCTTTATGCCTAATGAACGAATACGGCGCGAGAATAATAAATCCTCACTAAACCAACGACCATTTATAGCGCCATCTACAAACCAAGCCCAATCGCGACCTTGATTTTCATTCGCCTGTTCACGAATCGTCTCTAAAATACTTCGATGAATGAGCAAACAACCTGTTCCTGCTGCTGCAATTTCAACAATTTGATCATCGGGATAATCATCCCAAGGTAAAGGACCGTTCTCGGTCTCTTGATAAATGACCGGAACTGCTCTCAAATCATCATTATCTGTCCAAAATGCGGCAAAAATAAGGGCTGAAACGATGGGTCTTTCAGTCACATTTGCTGCATTTATTAACTTATCAAAGGCTTCCACGGATAAAATTTGATCTGTATCCATCATTAAAAGCCATTCAGCATTAGTTTCATCAAGGAAATTCTTAACAATTACGTTGCGAGAACGAGTTAAAAGTGAAACATTGCCAATTCCAACGATTGAATCAATGCGATCAGTTCGCTTGCGATTGATTTCAATAAGATTTGTTGCAAATTCTGTATTTACTTTGCCTGAATGTGGAAATGCAATGCAAACTTTATCTTTTGACTTCATCGTGTCTCCACATTTAACACGAGTGCTGCCGTTTCAATTTCCCGTTCCTCAAGAGCCTCAATCAAGCCATCAAGTGTTTGAAATTGCTCTCTTTTTGCTAAATCACGGGCAACTTTCAGCCCATCAAGATATGAAAATTCCATAATTCCCCCAAAGTAGTGCGTTAGAGGCACCTGCCTCCTACAAGTGAAGCAGGTGCCTCTAACTTCAGACTAGAAGCCTGATGGAGCTACTGTACCAGTTCCGGTGATTGCTGAAACTGCCTTAGCATAGCGGTGAGCAAGTGCCATATATCCGTAAACTTGGAAACGAACTGTGAGGTTCGCTGACAAGACATCTGGAAGAACACGAGTCTTAACGCCTGATTCAAATAGGTATGAATCTGAGAACTTACCAACAAGAATAGGAGACTGATTTGTAGCAGCTCCGTATGTCTTTGGAAGTGTTGCATCAACATAAACAGGTACGCCGTGGATTGTTCCAACGAGACCTGCAGGAGCGCCCGGTGATGTTACAACACCGTTTGCATTGAATGGACCTGCGCCTGTAGGCACGATCAATGGGCGTGAGCTGCCATCTGTGCTTGAAGCGAACCAGTACCACATTGAAGGGTGCATAACAATTGCTTCAACTGCTTGGTAGCGGTTTGTAACAACCTTTGAGATTGCCTTTGCAATTGTTGCAAGACCTGTAACTGCAGAAGGTGTTGTTTCAGTCCAAGTTGTAGGAATACCGTTTGTGGTATCTGCACCAAGGTTAATGAAACCCTTTAGTGTTCCTGAAGTTCCATCGCCGTTACCTGTAACTGCGGTGTTTAATGCAAGAGCATAGTCCTTCATTAAATCGCCGAATACTAGACGATCAAGACCGCCAGCAAGAGGTGATTGTTCTACAAGCTGAATCGATACATTCTCATAACCTGAGATTGTACGAACAGGTGCAGTAACAGTTGATGTGACCATATCGCGAGTTGTTGTAGATGAGTTATCAGATGATTGGAATGCAACCTGAGTACCAGTTGTAACTGCAGGAATATTAATGCTGTCAGTTCCTAGTGGTAGTGCCATTGTTGTAGCAAGATCAGCGGTTACACGAGCAGCACGAGCAAACTCTGCGTATTCGTTGATTAGGTAGATAGGTGGTACAAAATCTCCACCGGCTGTGTCTGTGCGTGAGATGTCGCGTGTTTCAACATTAACTTCAGTTTGGTGACGGTTTAGGCGTTCCCAAGATGAAGCATCGTTGCGCATTGTCGCATTGATCATATCGCGAACGAATGAGTTGCGACCATCGCGGTCATAGGTCATTGCTTCGCGTGTGACTGTTGCGCCACCCACGAAAGGCTTTACGCCTGATTCCTTGCGTGATTCAGCAATTGCTGCAGCACGAACTTCTACTGCCTCAGCAGTAGCGATGCGCTCATCAAGAGCAGCAACTTCATCCTGCTTTGCTGAAACAGCATCAAGAGCATCTGCGGTTGTTGCATCTGCGAGTAGGGCTTCAGCCTCTACTGCAACTGCATCGCGCTGCTCCTTGAGTTTTGATGTCAAAGACATTCATTTCTCTTTTCTGTTTAGGTTTGGTTTATTTATACCGCCGAGGCAGGATGCGCCGAGGGTGAGTTCGTTTACTTTTTGCGCAAACGAAATTGTTTTTGTGAGAGTTCTAACTTCTTTTTACGAAGTTCTAGCTCTTCATTTTCATCTTGCTCTGAACGCATACCTACTGTTGTTGAGTCATATGCTGGCAAGGTGACAACTGATACTTCATAAAGATCAAGATCAGTTAAGGTGCGTAGTCCTTCAGAGCGAATATCGCCATCGGCTGCTACGGTAAAAGCAAATGACATCTTATCTACATCGCCACGGCGAAGTGCAGATGCCAATTCTTGTGCGCGAGGATTGCTTGGATCAAGTTCAGCTTCCATTCGCAAGCCAACTTTATCTTCGCTCAAAGTAAGAGTGCCTGAACGAGTTGATGCAAGTGGCAATGATTCCATATCGTGATTGATAAGAAGGAAAACAGGATTATCTGTTGAAAGTGTGCGTTTGAAAGCACCTGGCGCAATAACTTCGCGGAAATTTAAGCCTGTTGCTTCTTTATTGAAAGTTGCGGCGTAACCGCCAATGCGCAATGAGCCATCTGTTGTATCGATTGCACGAACTTCAGCTTGCATTGTAATGCGTTCGGCAGTTGCCATAGATTTGCGAGCCTCCACGAGTTCTTTTTCAGCCCCTTTGGTTTCCATATACATTCCTTCTTCAGCTATTTCTTCAGGGCTTTCGGCTGTTAAATCACTTGGTGTAACTTCCATTCCAAGTGATGATGATAATTGCCAACGCCACATTTGATGCTTATCCAAACGATCAGCTAAGAAGTTTGCAATTCCTTGCTCATTGTATTCAGTTGCGCAATTAAAAGCATCTGCAATTCCACGAATAACCATTTCATTTGCTGTTAAAAGATCAAGTGCTAATACGCGAGCATCGGTTGAAAGTTCGCCATCTGAAATTGTGCGAAGTTCTATAAATTGTGACATTTGGAACGGTGCTTGAACGCCGATCTTGCGAATATTCTCTGCAAGTGGATCAACGCTGTCATAAACATCATCATAGATTGCAGCGAACAATGCGTGATACTCGGCGAAGTCTGTTCCAACTACATTCCAATGTGCGCCGTGAGCGCGAAGGTAGAAAGTCACAACATCGGCGAGAAGTTCAGTTAATTCTTCGCTTAGTTCGGGGGTTCCCTCGTTTAGTGCCATTGCATCCTCCTTGGATGTCATCAATGAAAGCGCCCTTGCGCTTGTTGAAATTTGATCTCTAATTTTTGTAGACCACGAATATCCGGCATCTCCACCCCAAGCTGCCCAAGCAACTCTGCCCGCACTTGGATAGCCATCTTCATCGGGAGAAAATCCTTGTCCTTTTTTATCTACTTCGTGGCGAGCAAAGAATGAATACATCCGAAGAACAATCTCTGCAGACATAGAATTTCCTGCAGCAATATCAGATGCTCTTTTTCTGCCGACATCTGTAAAGCCGCTTCCGGCTTTTCCATCTGCTATCCAAGCCAAAGCCCTTTTTGCTTCTTCTTGCATTGATTTATTAGGGCGATATGTTTCAGCCATTACTCAATGACTCCCATCAATGGAATTGATGTATCTGAATCGTTGCCAAGAGATTGAGTATCGCCTCCGGCAGTTACAGTTCCGGCTAATGCCTGATTGAATACATCGCCGCCAACATAAGGTTCTAAACCTTCAATTTGACGAACTTCATTTGGTGTTCGAGCGCCGATTTGAACATTCAACATATTAACTTTGGCACGAGTTAAAGCATCGGTGCGAAGTAATGATGAAGTATCAAATGCAATATCAGTTCCGTTAGGCAAAACTTTTGACAAACCAATTTCAACTCGGCGAATCCAAGGTGTGATTGTGTGAGTTAAGAAGTTCAATGATGCCTGTTCAACATTCTGATAAGTCTGCGTATCTCCACCTGAAGCAAGAATCAAGTGAGCAGGGATACGGAACACGCGAGCAATATCTCTAATGAGCTGCTCACGGGTTGCAATCATTTCATTATCGGCAGCCGATGTAGTAATTGGCTTCCATTTGAGTCCATCAGATAGAACCGCTGGTCGGCGATGTCGTTTGTGAGTTGCTTCCCAAGTGTTGCGAATAATTTGAGCCTGCTCGTTGGTAAGTTTCTGATCAGTCTCAAGAATAGATGATGGAGTTGCACCTTCAGCATAAAATTGTCCAAGATGGCGATCCATAGCCATTGCAAGTCCAATTAAGTTACGAGATTGAATCAAAGGTGAGACACCTACGAGTGATTGTGGAGGTGTAAACCAACGTAAATGAATCAAATCCTCGGCTGGAATCTCATTGCCAAGGTGCAAATACTTGCGCCCTGTCTGATCACCTGTAGGTAATACCTGCATTTGATAGACGTGAAGCGGCACTAAACCAATGATTTCCCCACGCTTGTCACGATCAAGGTGAACATAAGCGTTACCGTGAAGCGCCATTGAAGCAACAATTTGATGCACTAACTCGTATTCATTGGAGTCAATATCAGGTTGCTTAATAATTTCAGGGATTGGAACTGCTACACGCTTGCCATCTACAATCTTAAAAGTGCGAAGTGGCATTGATGCCACCGAATCTGCAAGCAATGAGATTGCGCTAATGACTGCAGATACACCAAAGGCGCTCCACTCATCAATGCGCTCACCGGCAGCAGATGTAATATTTGTTTGCCCATAGAGTTGAGATAGAGGGGCAACATAGTTGTTATATTGAGGATAGCGACCTGTTAAGCCGCGTTTAATTATGCTCATTCAGCCGCCAAATAGGAGCCAGCAATTAGTAATATGCCAGCAACAATAAGGGAGACGCCCCAATTGAAAACAATTCCAACACCGGCAGAGATTGAAACTGCGCCAAGCATCTCCGCAACGGTTGTCATTTTTTCACGCATTAGGTTCCTCCATATTCCAAGGGTCAAAGATTGCGGGCAGGTACCCACCTTGAGATTGCCACCAAGCAGCTCTCTCTAATGCCATTACTGCCGAAACCGCCAAGTCAATTCGGCGGGTAGAACCTCGCTTTTCTTTGGAAAGGCGAGAACCTCGTTGATCAACACGCAATGTTGCGTTGCCGATATGTCGAGCCATCTTTACATCACCATCGTGAGTGACTTGTTTATTTACAACTGATTCAAAGAACCGAGTTGTTGCAGGTGTCATTCGAGATGCAGTCTGCGGGAATGTTACAACCGGCAAACCTTCTTCTTCTAACACCTGAAAAGTTCTAGCCCAACGATATGGGTCGCAGGCAATTTCCATAACTTCATATTTCTTACAAGCATTGCGCAAAGTTTCCTCAACATCCATAACGGGAACTTGCCAATCTGCACCAGCTTCTTCAGGTTTTTCCCACACCGCAATTGGAACAATGTGTGGAGTCTCTGAAACTTCAACGGCAACGATGGCTGTGCAGTCACCGTTGAAGCTGCCATCAAAGCCGATTACTACTTTTGCGCCTTCTTCAATCTCGCGTTTATCCTCGCAAGAATCCCAAGCTCCGTGAGGTAGCCAAGCATCGCTAGTTGAAGTCCAGATATTGAGCCGCTTGGTCTTGAATTCCGCTTCCGGTGTTCTAAGTATCGCGGAAGTAAAATCATCGCCGCTAACAATATCGTTATAGCCCGGATTCGCGGATGACCACGCTTCGGGCGATCTGAAGTCAAGATCATTACTAGCCTCCCACCAAGAAAAGAAAAATGATGGATCATCAATTTCACCCGTAGCAACTCGCTTGCCATATTCATACAGTTGATAGCAAAGAGAATCTTTACCGCTTACATCTGTTTTAACGCCAGCGGTTGTAATTGCAACCAACATAGGTTCAGTTCTTGCACCCATAGCAAGTGACATTACATCAAAAAGTTCACGATTAGGTTGTGCGTGTAATTCATCAAAGGCAACGAAAGTAGGAGAAAGACCTTCCTTGCTAAAAGCCTCGGCAGAGAGCGCCCGATAGACCGAGCCGGTCTTTGGGTTGTAAATTGCATCTCTGTAAACATCGAGCAGTTCCGATAGTTCAGGCTGCATCTCTACCATCCGCTTTGCAGTGCCGAAAACAATTTTTGCTTGTTCTTTTTCAGCAGCGCAAGAGTAAGTTTCACCGCCCTGTGGTCCAAGCACTAGATGCTCAAGAGCAAGTGCTGACAACCAGGCAGACTTTCCATTTTTTCGGGGTAAGCCAATTAGCGCGACCTTATGCCGTAGTTTGCCATCGGCTTTGACCGCAAATAATCTTCGGGTTAAATCTTTTTGCCATTGACGAAAGACAAGTGGCTCGCCAGCGGCACCGGCAACTGAATCTTTTGTAATCTTGCAAAGAGCTTCGCTGAAATCAATGATGTTATCTCCACGAGATCGTTTCAGATCGGCAGGTGGAATCGGCGTAACAAACTGTGGTTCGTGCTTCCCCCCGGATACCATTATCTGTTTTGCCTCTTTGCTAATAATTGATCAAGGGCGCTGACTCGTTTAACTTCGGCAACGCCTAACTTTGAACGAGATACCGGATCGAAGCCTAACGCTGAAAGTGAATCCGTGTAGGACTTATTGATTTGAACCAGGGCGCGAAGGTCGGCTGCCTCAAGGGTGGCGTGGTACTTGGCGCGGGCTGTTGCCAATGTATCCGCAAGGCGTGATGCGTTCTCAATCGCGTTGCGGTCTGACGAAGGCGAGAGCCAAGTAATCGCCGCATCCCAGGCACGATTCCAAAGTTCAGTGCCATTGACACCAAGATTCTCAGGTGGCTCGGGCGTTTGATGCGCCATCGGTAAAACGCTAACAATAGAAAGTTCAGGCAGCTTTCTTTTACCGGGATTTCCCGTTGCTCGCTTTAATTCAACAGGCTTTGGTGGTCTGCCAGCAGGCATCGGATTCTCCTTTCGTGCGTAATTTTGAGCCGCCAGCCAAACTGCTAATTTCGCGACTGTTTATTTTAGCGAGATC